ATATGAACAGCGAGAGAATTACCATAACTAAAACCACTGAAACTAGAATAAATGGTAAGCCAATTAAAACAGATGAACTTTTTTATTCATGTTGGGCAGAAATATTACAACTCTTTGGCAAAGAACTGTATGAAGCAATAAATGTTAAGTTGGAAAATGGGATTATATTCAAAGTAAGATATTGTAAATTATTAGAACAATTGCAAGACAAGGCTGAATATAAGGTGAATTTTAAAGGAAATATTTACACAATTTATTATATTGATTTTGCCAAGGATTACAAAAAATATATATTACTTAAATGTAATCTTATTAAGTAGGTGTGTCACATGAGTAATGATTTTAAATTTGATTTTGATATGAATAAACTAATGAAAAATATGGACGAACTAGCAAAAGAACAAGCTGTGGATAGTGTTAACAAAGAGGCTCTAAAAGAAGTAGCTGTAGATATATATAATTATGTACAGCGAAATTTAAAAAAATCTGATGATAATACCAAAAGTGGTAGAAAAGGCAGTAGACCTTCTGGGCATGCTAAAGACAACATACCAGGTGGCAATATTAAAAAGATAAATGGATTTATGTATATAACTATTGGTTGGGAAAAGGGTGATATAAGTCCATATTATTACGAGAAATTCCAAGAGTGGGGGACTACTAAAACAGAAGCTTATCCTGTATTTACAATGGCAAAAGAAAAATATGGAGATGAATTAAATAATAAGATAAGTGAGAAATTAGAGAAGCAATTAAAGGAAAAATTGGAGGTGTAATGATGAATATAGACGACATTATATATGGGATATTAGCAGATGTAAGTAATGTGTATGAAGGTTGGTATAGAGCAGAATTACAAGCTACACATACTACCTTCTTTTGCTATATGGATACGGAAAATTTATCTGATGATGAACCAGAAGATATTATATTAAACTTCCAGTTTGATACATGGGGAGAAAATAAAAATGAAGTTGATAAACAAAGAAAAAAGGTAAGAAAACTACTAAAACGAAATGATTTTGTACTAATGAACAATAATAATGACTTTGAGACAGATACAAAAATATATCATTACGGTGATCGTTTTAGTTTTATAGTCGATAGTGATGAATATTATTTAGAATAAAAAATGAAAGTGAGGAATTATAAAAATGGCAGAAAAAAAGATAAAAAGAAATTGTGGATTAAAAGACATATACATTGCGGAGGTAACTGAAAATAGTACAAGCAATTACACAGTCGGAACTCCAACTAAATTGGCTAGGGCATTATCCTCTAAAATAACTGATAAATTTGAGTCTGAAACAACTTATTCCGACGATGCGGTAGAAGATGTAGTTGAAGAATACGTGAACACTGAGATTGAAATAGGTATAAATACTTTATCGAATACAGATTATGCAAAATTGTTTGATACTCTTTATAAAAATGGATATTTATTAAAATCTAGTAATGATAAAGCTAAAGAAGTAGCTCTTGGTTTTAGAAGTAAAAGAACAGACGGAACGTACGATTTCGTTTGGTACTACTGTGGAAAATTTACAGAAAGACCAGATGAAGAGTTTGAAACTAAGGGTGATAAAATATCTACACAAACAGCTACTTTAAAGGGTATTTTTTATGCTAGACAAAAAGAAGATACTATTGATGGCAAAAAGAAACCTTTATACAATGTTAGAGTAAATGAATGTGAACTCATAGAAGCGGACACAAATGCTAAAACAGCAATAGCAGATTGGTTCTCTAAAGTACAAGAATATGTACCACCAGTAGTGTAACAAAACTAACATAATAAATAGAGTTAAAGGGTGTCTAATTAGATGCCCTTTAATATTTTAATAAAAATGAGAGGATGATAAAAATGAATTTAACAGTTAAAGGTAAAAATTATAAATGTGGAAAAATAACAAGAGGAAGATATTCTAAATTTAATAAAATCTATGAAGAGTTAGAACAAAAAGATGGAAAACAGGCTCTATATAATGATGAAGACCTAGACAAAATGGTTGAATGCGTAGTAGAAGCTTATGATAATAATTTTACAGAAGATGATATAAATGAGGAACTTGATGTTCCTGAAATAATATTTGCATTTAGTTCAATAATGATCGAAATTCAGGAAAAACTTAATAAGAAAGTGGAAAAGATCCAGGCAAATTTTACGAAGAAGTAATAGAGGGAGTTGATAACTTTATTACTTTCAGTAAAAAAAAATATATTATAAAAGAAATAGCAACTAAGGATTATATAAGATATGTGGATATATGTAGTCTTGATAATGAAGATAGTATATTTAAAGCAGTACAGTTTATGTTTAATTTAAGTAAATCCAATTTAGATGAAATGGATATAACTGATATATTAGCTTTAAATGAATTTTTAAAATTATATATTTACAACACTATTAATAAGAAATTTGAAGAAATAAATAATATAAATAAAGTGGAAACAAAGAAAAGTCTACTTGATGAGTATGATGAAGAAAATGGATACAACGATGAAAAAGAAGATAATGTTTATAAAATAATGAAGGAAAATATTAATTATTTTATAAAATATGGAAATATGAATTGTAAAACGAGTATAAAAGATTTGTATGAGATGAATCTATATGACCTTTTAGACTATTTAAAATTCAATATACAATATGAAAATGAACATAAAGAAGAAGATAATATTGACACAGATTCTTAGAGGGAGGAGGGAAAATATATGAGTGGAATAGCTGTAAGAGTTGGAGCAAATACCAGCGAATTTAATAAAAGCATGGCACAAATGAAACGAGATTTAAAAGAAACACAATCTGCCCTAAGTGTTACTGCAACTCAAGCAAAACTATTTGGAAATGCAACCGACCAATTAAAAATAAAACAAACTGAATTATCGTCAAAGTTGAAAATACAAAATAGCATGTTATCTAAACAAGGTGAATTTAATACTAAACTAAAAAATAATTTAGCTGAGTTAAATACTGAAAATGGAAAATTAAAAACTAAAATTGAAGAAACTAATAAAGCTTATAAAAAATCTGCTGATTTAACAGGAGAAGATAGTAAAGCCAGTTTAGCCTTAAAAAAAGAGTTAGACGGATTAAAACAGGAATATAATAAAAATGGTAATGCTATAGAAAGCACCGATAAAAAAATACAAAATAATATAATTATTATGAATAATAGTGAAAAAGCTATATTAGAAACTAAGAAAGCTTTGGAACAAACTAACAAGGAATTGAAAAATAGTAATTGGGATACTTTTAATAAAAAAATGGATGGTACAAGAGGAAAAGCAGATAAGGTTGTCAGTGCTATGAAACCAGTGGCTATGGCAACAGTAGCAATAGGAACTGCAGGAGCTGTAGCATCTCTTACATTCGAAGAGTCTATAGCTAAAGTATCTACAATTATGGATACAACTAGTATGTCAATCGGCGATATGAAAAAGAAAATAATGGAATTAAGTAATGAAACTGGTATTAGTAGTAATGAGATAGCTGATAACGTATATGAAGCAATAAGTTCTGGTGCTGATACAAGCGAAGCTATAGATATGGTAGCCCAAAGTGCTAAACTTGCTCGAGCAGGATTTACAGATTCGGCTAGTTCCTTAGATGTACTTACTACTATAATGAACGCTTATGGAGAAAGTGCTGGTAATGCTAATCATATTTCCGATGTTCTGATGAATACCCAAAACTTAGGTAAAGTTACTGTTGGAGAATTAGCAAGTCAGATTGGTACAGTTATACCTACAGCCAATATGTATAGCGTGAGTCTTGAACAACTGAGTGCTGGATATAGTGTTTTAACAAGTAACGGAATAAAAGCGGAACAATCAACAACCACTTTAAATGCGATGTTTGGAGAACTTGGTAAAAGTGGAACTAAGTCTAGTGATATATTGAAGGAAAAAACAGGGAAATCTTTTAAGGAATTAATGGACAGTGGAATGAGTCTAACAGATGTATTAAGTGTAGTAAAAGCAGGAGCTGATGAGAGTGGATTATCTATAGCTGACATGTTTGGTAGTACCGAAGCTAGTAAAGCAGCACAAACTCTGCTAGCCAATACAGATAAGTTTACCAATGACTTAGGTGTTATGCAAAATTCTGTTGGTGTAACTGACGAAGCCTTTAAAAAGATGGATACCACTGGACATGGATTTAAAGAATCTTTAAATAAGATTGGAAATGCTGCCATAAAATTAGGAGATGTACTTGCCCCAGTTATTAATTTTGTAGCAGGGTTTTTTAGTGGTCTCGCTGATATTTTAAGTAATATGGGAACTATACCAATGGTGGCACTAATATTAAACGGTGGTTTAGTATTAGTGATAGTTGGTATAGCAATGGCAATTATTAAAGTTATTGATACTATAAGGATGATAAAAGAGGCGTTTGAAATTTTAAAAACTGTAGGACTAGCAGTTAAGGCTTTTGCACTAGCTAACCCAATAGGTTTAGTAATAATAGCTATAGTAGCTGTTGTAGCCATATTAGTAACTTTATATAATAAGTGCGAATGGTTTAGGAATGGTGTAAATGGAATAATAACTGGTGTTATAGGATTTTTTAAAAATTTTAGTGGTTTTATGACAAATGTATTTACTACAGATTGGACACAATCTTTTGGAGTATTTGGTAATGTAATGAATGGATTTTTTGCTACTGCAAGTGATATATGGGAATCAATAAAACGCGTATTTAGTGGTGTAGTAGATTTTGTAACAGGGGTATTTACTGGAGATTGGAGTAAAGCTTGGAGTGGCATAGTTAATATTTTTGGTGGAATTATGGATGGTCTAGGAGCTGTAATGAAAGCACCTTTGAATTTTGTTATAGCTTTAATAAATATGGCTATAGATGGATTAAATCAGATAAGTTTTACAGCTCCAGACTGGGTACCAGGAGTAGGAGGAAAACATTTTGGTGTAAATCTACCTAAGATAAGATATTTATATAACGGTGGTATTATTAGTAGACCAACCATGATTAGTAGTAACGTAATGGCGGGAGACCAATTTCAAGGTTCAGGAATTCAGACTGAGGTGGTGGCACCTTTAGATCCATTTTACAAAAATATTAAGAACATAGTAAAGGCAGAAAGTGGACAACAACCTGTATATGTAGTTGTAAATGTAGACAATAATATGGATGGAGATGCTATAACAAAAACGCTAACTACTAAGGTGAAAAAAGAAATAACTAGGGAAGTAAATAATTATAAAAAGAGTAAGGGAGGTTTTAGTCTTGCATAGTAAATATTTTATAATTTATAATGGACAAACTAATAATGATATAGGAATAAGTGTTAAAACTAGACCTTCTAAGCCATGTAGTACGATGGAGTATGAAGAGAAAGAAGTAAAGGGAAG